CTAGCGGTGGAGGCGTGACCTGCAGCTCGCCGCCGCTGCGGCTCGGGGTCTGGCCGCTGAAGATTCCCCGATGCGGGTATCGTCTAGGCGGCAGTTGAATTGGGCGTTGTGGAAACCCATCTCCACGTATTTCCGGCATTCCGGATACTTGTCGAGATCGTAATTCGGCACCGGGAACAGCTTGCCCCAGCTGACGCCGAGCGTCTCGAGCGCCTTGGCGAATGCGTTCTGATGCGCGTTGTCGCGCACGATCAGGAAGCCGAGCGTCTCCCGGAACGTTTTGTTGAAGCTCATCTCATAAATGCGGGACTTCTGAAGGACGCCGGTCGATTCCAGGACGACGTTGTCTGCTTGCTTCTCGGAAGAGAGTTCATTTCCCGAACATTTCCGCTATGCCCAGCGGGTCGAAATAGAGGCAGCAGCTGCCCAGCATGACCATCTGTCCGTATTTTTCCTGGTAATGGATGATCGATCTCCCGAGGAACTCCTCCGTTACCTCCAAATAATCCGCAATCTCGAATGCATTGCGGCAGCCCGCCCGGTAGGCGTCGACGAAGTCGGGTAAAGGAATCAGCTTCTCGTAAGCCCAGTTGCGGGCTCTCTTTTCCTGCTTGCGGTTGACCAGCTTGGACTGATCGGTGATGTCGCCTGCCGTGGTATGATAATGCCCCAGCTCCTCGGCGAGAATGCAGCCCTTCTCGGCTGCGGTGGGGATGTTCCGGTTCAGCAGGATGGCCTGGCTGGATCTGCTCTCGATATAGAGTCCCTTGATTTCTTCCGGCAAATCGGCCTTTTCACTCAGAAAGACGGGCGTTTCCCGCAGCAGGCTTTCATATTTCGTCATGAACCCTCTCTCCTAAACCGAATGCTATTTTTTGGACAAGGCGATGCGCACCGCCAGCTTGATCTGCTCCAGCTCCTGGCTGGACAGCGGACCTTCATGGCCGACCCGGTGGGCGGCAAGCGTCAGAATCTCTTCATCGCTAAATTCGCTGGTCCGCAGACTGCCATCCGAAGCTGCCCTGTCTCCGGAATCTCCTGCAGGACCGGCGTCGAAGCGGCCCATTGACCGTCCGAGCAAATAATCGGAAGAAACGCCGAGAATATCGGAGAGCTGGTTAAGCTTGTCGCTCGGCGGAGCGCTCTTGTCCCGTTCATAACTGGAAATATTGGCTTCCGTCATTTGAAGCCTGACGGCAAGCTGCATTTGCGTCAATCCTCGTTTGATCCGGTATTCCCGGATTCGTTTGCCTAATGACATGTCTGCGACCTCCGTTCGATCCTTTTTCAGCTATTGCCCAAATATAATTTGAGTGCTATAGTAGGGATACATTTCGTGGATAACCAGCATTTGGACGGTCTGAATGTATGCAGGGGCATATGGTTTATAATGACGATGAAAACGGGAAAACAAGGAAAGCTCATCGATTTCGCTCAAATTATATTTTACTTCTAGGCTCGATTATAAAAGCAAAACGTCCAAAGCACAAGCCGGATGTGAGGAGAGAGGCTTCACCCGAAAATAACTCAAATATAATTTTAGCTATATCCAAGGAGGATGACAGATGGAGATTGGAAGACAGCGTGAAATGATGCCGGCATCCGCGGCCCCCCGCAAAACGATCGAGGAGCTGGTCGAGGAGCTGGACAACAAGCAGGTCGAAAGCCTCGTCCGCGATGCGGCCAAGCGATACCGCGCGATCGGCGTTCAAGCGAAGGCTCTCGGCAATTACTCGATTGGAGGCGGCATGACGGTCAGCCGGCTCAATCAGGAGGATCAGCTTCAAGATTTGCACAAGCGTCTCCGTCCTATGCCTTCCTATATGTATTTGAACGCACATGAGCAGAAGCTGGAGACCGTTGCCCACGCTTACCTGGACAAGTACCCGGCGGGTACGAAAGCTCAGCTGGCCGCCATTCCGAAAAAGGGCGCCGATCTGGAGGACGACAGGCTGCTGCGTGAGCTGAGAGGCAAGGTCGAGAAGGTGGTCGAAGCGAGAGCCGGGAGGCAAGGGGATTACGATGCCGTGATCGAAAGAATGACGAAGCTGCAGGCGCTGCTGGAGGAAAAGGAGCAGACGGATGAAGCGGTCCGTCTTGTGGAGGAGGAGCGGGACGGCTTCGGCCAGCTCATCCGGCTGTATTACCTGGAGCAAAGAACGGCGGATTCCGCGGCCATCGCTTTATGTGTATCGAGGCCGACCTTCTTTCGCTGGAAGCCGCAGGCGGCAAGGATGTTCCTTCGGGTGCTGGAGTGGCAGCGGGGGTGAGGGGAATCTGGAGGAGAGGAAAAGGAACAACCAAGGCAAGCTTCCGAATCGCGGAGCTTGCCTTTTTCATTGCACTCGACAGGCGGAACTTGCGGACTTGAATCGGGATGAGACGGTGTTGAGACGGGAATGAGACGGGAATGAGACGGATATGAGCCTTTGAGGCGGGTTTGTCCGTGCTAATATGCTAGTATCAGGAACGATGAAAGAGAGAAGCCGTCCGGCATACAGGACGGCTTCCTTTCGTTTTCATGCAAGCCTGATGATGCGAGAGCTGGACGAAAGGAGGAATGGCCGTGTCCGTAATGGGCGCGATAACCGTAGACGATCCGGAGAATCTCCGGAAGCGGTTGAAGGATTTGGAGAAGGAGTGGCCCGCGCTGATGGGACGAGTGCTGGCCGAGGAGGCCGGCAAGCTGGCCGCCATGGCTGCGGAGCATACTCCTCCCTTATGGGCGGGCAGCCGCCGCGGCTGGAAAACCGGCCCCGTCAAGACGGGCGGAGCGCTGATGAGCGTGGATGTCTACCACCCCGATCCTGCGGCGGCGAAGCTCGAATACGGGAGCCGCGACGGAGGAGGCCGGCAGCAAGGGCGGTTCATGCTGGCGCTGGCGATGTCCCGGCTGGAAAGGGAATGGCCGGCAACGCTTGGACAAGCGCTGGATGCCATGCTCAGCGGCAAGGGGGGAGCGGGACGATGACAGCGATGAAACAAGTGGCGATGGCCGTCTCCCGCTCGCTGCAAGCCGAGTTTCCCGGCGTTCCCGTCATCAACGGGGAGGAGCCGGGCGGCGGGCCTCCAGCCGCGGAGGCGTATTTCGAGGTGAGGCTCCTGGCAGGAAGCCGTCAGCATCAGCTCGGAGGCCGGTACCGGCAATCGGACACTCTTCTCGTCGCCCACCGGCCGGCCGAAGGCGCGTTGGCGGCGACGCCGGCGGATTCGCTTTACCGGCTGCTGGACCTGGTGATGCTGCCGGATGGGACGGCTGCCAGAGGGAGCGGCATCAGCCACGAGCTGGTCGACGGGATGCTTTATGCAAAGGCGGCCTACGTTTCCTACGGCGGGGTGCAGCAAGAGCCGGGCATCATGATGCACAAATTAATGGAGGAGGTTGAGCCGATTGGCCCGACAAACGAAGGAAGAAAGCGGCATGCCTGAGGAACAGGCTGTCTATGGCAAGGAACAGCTTTTGGCCAGCGAGCTCTACTTCCCGCTGCGCGATCTGCTGACCGTGCTGCTGGAGGACGGAGCGTCTTATACGAAAGAGCAGGTAGCGGAGAAAGTGGACGAATTCATGAAAAGGGAGGCCGTATAACATGGCAGGAGGCACATTTACAGCAATGAACAAGGTAAGGCCGGGCGTCTATATCAACTTCGCAACGAGCGGGGCTCCGGTTGTTCTCGGAGAACGGGGAACGGTGGCGCTGGCGCTGCCGCTGTCTTGGGGAGCTCCGAGCGCGCTGACGGTTCTCGATGCGGGAGAGGATACGACGGCGAAGCTCGGCTACAGCTTGGCGGCTCCGGAAATGCTGCTGGTCCGCGAGGCGTTCAAGCGCGCCAGCCGGCTGCTGCTGTACCGACTGAATGGAGGAACAGCTGCCAAGGCGACGAGCGGCACGCTGACCGCTACAGCCAAATATGCCGGCGTCCGAGGCAACGCTCTGTCGATTGTCATTGCCGCGAGCGTGGACAAGGCCGGCCAATTCGATGTGACGACGATGCTCGAAGGCGTCGCGGTGAACAAGCAGACGGTGGCGAACATCGCCGGTCTGGCGGCGACCGATTGGATCGTCTGGAGCGGAACGGGCGAGCTGGCGGCGACAGCGGGAGCGCCTCTGACCGGCGGCGCCGATGGAACGGTGACGAACCAGAATTATACGGATTTCCTTGCCGCTATCGAGCTGCAGGATTTCAATACGGTCGTTTACACGGGTACCGATGCCGTCATTAAAGGGCTCTTTGCCGCCTTCGTCAGCCGCATGCGCGAGGATGAGGGACGCAAGATCCAGACCGTGCTGGAAAATTACACGACGGCCAATGACGAAGGCGTCATCAGCGTCAAGAACGGCGTCAAGCTGGACAACGGCACCGTGCTCACCGCCGGACAGACCGCGGTATGGGTAGCAGCCGCTACGGCTGCAGCAGCGGCGAATGAATCGCTGACTTATTCCCGTTATGAGGGTGCGGTCGATGCGGCTCCTCGCATTACGAACTCGGCGACGATCGCCGCCCTGCAGGGAGGCGAGTTCCTGTTCACGGCACGGGGAGGCGGCGTCGTGGTGGAGCAGGATATCAACTCCTACCACTCGCCGACGGCCCTGAAGGGCAAGGTGTTCGGCAAGAATGCGGCGCTGCGCGTGCTGGATGGCTTGGCCAACGATTTCAAGAACACGTTCGAGAATTTCTATATCGGGAAAATGGCCAACAACGACAACGGCCGCTCCCTATTCCGCAAGGACTGCGTGAAGCTGATGGATCAATATCAGGCTATCGGCGCCATCCAGAATTTCGATCCCGGCCAGGACATCAGCGTGTCGCAGGGAGCGGAGCCGGATACGGTCGTTGTGAATGCCGCGATTCAGCCGGTCGACTCGATTGAAAAAATCTATATGAAAGTTCAGGTGAAGTAAAATGACGACTCCTTTTCTGAGAGCCGGGGACACTCTTTCCGGATATTCGGGCACGGCATTTGCCACGATCGACGGGCAGAATGTCGAAATGTTCTTTGTCAAAAACCTGCGTGCCACGGCGAAGAAAAACAAGGCCGACATCAAGACGCTCGGCAACCGCAACACGCAGAAAAAAGCGACCGGCTGGGAAGGCACCGGCACGATGACGATCTATTATGTCACTTCCCGTTTCCGCGAGATGATGCAGAAATATATTCAAACGGGCGTCGATACCTACTTCGACATCACCGTCGCCAATGAGGATCCGGCTTCTGCCATCGGCAAGCAGGTTGTCTCTCTGATCGGCGTCAATCTCGACGAAATCGTCATGGCTGCTCTCGACGTGGAGTCCGACGCGCTGGATGAGGAAGTGCCGTTCACGTTCCACAACGTTCTCATCACCGACAAATTCACCGACCCGATTCCGGGCTAACCCAAGGAGGAATGAACCATGAGCATGAAAATGTTTTTCGCGGACAACGCCGTACAGGCGGAGCCGCAGGATGTTGTCGTCTCGGACCGTTTTCTGGACGCCTCCGGGCGTCCGGCCGCCTGGAAGCTGCGCGCGATCTCCGAAGAGCTCAATGAAGAGATTCGCGGCGCCTCGACCAAGCGGACTAAAGGAAAGGGGAGCTCGGGCGTGCCCGAGCTCGACTACAACGCCTACCTGGGCCGAATGGTCGCCGCATGCGTCGTCTATCCCGACCTGAACGACGCCGAGCTGCAGCAATCCTACGGCGTACGCGGCGCATCCGCCGTCGTGCGCAAAATGCTGCTCGCGGGAGAGTTCGCCAATCTGGCGGCCAAGGTGCAGGAAATCAACGGCTTCGACCGCGATGTCAGCGAGATTTCCGATGAAGTAAAAAACTGATCGACGAGGGCGACGCGGAATGGAACTACGCCTACTTCGCCCTCAATGAATACAATCTGATGCCCTGGGAATTCGCCGCGCTGTCCGCGCGGCAAAAAGGGGCTCTGATCGGGATGGTGCGGGTACGTCTGGAAGCCGAGAAGAGATCGCGGCTCCAGTCGTCCGCCGGTTCCCGCAGGCGTTAGAGGCAAGGAAAGGAGGAATGAAATGGCGACTTTGCAGGCGACATTGGTGCTTTACGACCGGTTCTCCGCCGGCCTAAGGCAGGTGAACAAAGCGCTGGAGCAGACGATCAAGCTGACGGACAAGCTTCAGGCCAAGCTGGGAAAACCGCTGGATGTTCGGATTCGGACCGATTCGGCCTCGCGGCAGCTCAATTCGGTGCAGAAGCGGATCATCGCGATGAATAAAAGCAACCTCGTTCTGAACGGGGTCCGGATCCGTATCGACGGGGCTGCGCTGCGTTCGCAAATTCAAGCTGCGCTGGATTCCGGGCCGTTCAAGATCAAGCTGGCGACTGATGTCTCGAGCTCGGGCAGCGGGGCATCATCTCCGGGGAAAGGTTTGGGCTCTGCGCTTAAGGGAGCGTATGACGCAATCGCTCCGATCTTCAAGGAATCGGTCGGCGGGGCTATGGAACGCAAACGGCAAATCGATGCTTATTCGGCTCGTGCCGGAAGCGATACCGGCGGTCAGGTCATTTTCGATGCCGTCAACAAGCAGGCCTTGAAGGCCAATTACGATCCGGCCGAGGCCCATAAGTCCGCGATGTCCATGATCGGAACGACAACGGATCCGGCGATGCTGACGGCACTGAATGGCATCGCCATGAGAATGCAGAAGCTGAGCCCGTCCAAAAATCTGGAGTCGGCAACGGGCTCGCTCAAAGGCTTGATGACGGGCGATCCCAAGGCTTTTCTGGAAAGCTCCGGCATCAGCCAGAAAAATCTGGACGACAGCGGCGCCATGAAAAAGGCGGCGGAAGGGGACCTGACCGGCTTTCTCGCTTCAATGGACAGCTTGCTGAGCAAGCAAGGGATGAGCCAGGAAAGCTTCGAGAAGGGGACGAACAGTCCCGCAGCCCAGGTGGAGGGCTTCAAGCAGCACATTAATGACGGCAAAGCCCAAGCCGGCATGCCGGCTCTCGAAGCTCTCATGCCGACGCTCGACAAGCTGAGCGAGGCTTTCAATGCCGGCAGGTTCGATCCGTTCTTCGAGGCGCTTTCCGCCGGTCTGTGGGTGGTGGCGGAGCTGCTCAGCCTTGCGGCGGATGCGGCGTTTTTCCTGTTGGACGTGTTCACGAACAACGGCGATGCCGTCATTGCCATTATCGCCGGTCTCGGGGCTGTCGCAATTCCGATGATGATCGGCCAATTATGGGCGATGCTGCCGGCGTTGTGGGCAATGGTCGCTCCGGTGCTGTCGACGGCGGCAGCCTGGCTGGCGATGAACTGGCCGATTCTGCTGATTATCGCCGTGATAGGCGGGCTGGTGTACATCATGCTGAGCATGGGGGCGACGGTGGGAGAAATTATCGGAGGCGTCATTGGGGCTTTCTATATGCTTGGAGGAGCGATTTACAACATCATTGCGGCTTGTTGGAATCTATTTGCCAGCTTCGCCGATTTCATCATCAATCTGTTCGTGGACCCGGTATTTACGGTCCAAAAGCTGTTCTATGATCTGGCTACCTTCTTCGGCAATGCCATGTACCAGATGCTTTACGGCGCAGAAACGTTCGCCGGAGGCTTCATGAAGGTGATCTTGGAAGGAATCAACGTTGTACTAGATGGATTCAATGGGCTTCTCGGCCTGTACAACAAGCTTACCGGCTCCGACATCAAGCCGGTCGATCCGTTTAAAACGGATAATATCCATGCCATCAGCGACAAATACAAGGATTTGATGGGCAAGTACCTGAAGGAGCCGGAAGGGAAAAGCAAAAAATACCTCCCGAGAATGGATATGGCGAATCTGCAGGACCTCAACAAAAAAGGAATGGATACGGGGATAAACCTGACGGGCAAAGTCGCTAAATTTGCCGGCAGCTTCGACTTCTCGGCCGGTCCCAAGGATGCGGACAAATACAAAGGCGTTACCAACTTCCCTCCGCAGGACAAAAACGGCGCCCAAGCCAAAACGGAAGCGCTGACTGGCTTCGGGGCTGCCGGCAAGGGCGGCATCGGCACCATCGACAAGGTCGGCGAAGTCGGCAGCATCAAGGATGAGGTGAACATCGGCAGCGAGGATCTCAAGGTCATGCGCGATATGGCCGAGATCAAGGCGCTGCAGAACTTCGTCACCTTGACGCCGACCGTTCAGGTCACGACAGGCCCTGTCATGAAAGAGATGGATGTCGATCAGATCATCGGCAAAATCGACGCTTATATGGTTCAGGAGCTGAGCGCCTCGGCTCAGGGAAGCTTTGGGGTTTAAGCCGCTTGGTCTTGAAAAATAAACGGCAGGGTGCACGAAGGGCGTAAAGGAGGTTCGAAAGCGTGAGCAGTACAACGGCAAAACAAGGGGACGATTCCGGAACAAGCGAAAAAATCATACCGGTTCTGCTTCCGTTCACGATCTGGCTCAGCTGGGACAACAGCACGGAAGGATTCCCGCTTCCGGTCATGCCGGAAAAGATCAGCATCAGCCGAGGCGGCAGATCGAGCGACTATCAAGTGCTCGGGACGGGAAGCGTATCGGTGCCCGAGAGTCCCGAGCTGGCCGAAATCAGCTTCGAAAGCTTTTTTCCGCAGCAGGAAACTTATCCGTTCATTCATCCTTACTATTCAATCAAGGAAAAGGAAGTGGTGAAGGAAGGGGTCGTCATCAAGCAATTCTTCAAGCTTAAGCCGCCAAGCTTCTACGTCCAATCCATAAATAAATGGATGGCCAGCGGGTATCCGATCCGGGTCATCTACATCGGCGCCGATGCGGCCAAAGGCAATATCATCAATTTGCCGATGACGATCGAATCGTTCGAGCGTTACGAGGAGGCGGGCTCGGCGGGAGATGTGTTCTACTCTCTGAAGCTCAAGGAATACGCCTTCTTCTCTCCGCGCAAAGTCAAGGCCGTGCAGAAAAACGGGCAGACCGCGCTGCGCAAGGAGGCTTCCACACGCCCGGATGAAAGAATCCCGCCGCAGAAGTACGTTCTGCGTTCCGGCGATACGCTGATCGGAGTGTCGAAGTCGCAGCTGGGCGATTCCGGCCGCTGGCGTGAAATCCAAAAGCTGAACGGCATCAAGGATTCCGAGCTGAATCGGCTGCAGGCCGGGCGCACTCTGCAGCTGCCGCCGAAAAAGAGGTGAGCGCGCTGTACGAAGTGTTGATCGACAATCTGGACGGCACGTTATGGAACGTGACGGAGTCCATCTCCCAAATGACCTGGAAGACGAGCCGAATCGGCAAGCCTTCCTCTCTTGAAGCGACTCTCGTGTATGCCAACGGAATGGATAGAGGCGGCTTCAAGGCCGAAAACGGAAATCCTATTCAAGTCAAGCTGGACGGGAAAGGCTTTTTTCTGGGGCGGATCTTTTCGGTGGATGACAGCGAGGAAGCCTCGATCCAACTGCTCGCCTATGACCAGCTGCGCTATCTGAGCGAGAGCGATACGTATATCCGCAAAAACATTCGGGCGGACGAGGTCATCCTCGACCAATGCAAGGCGATCGGACTGACAGTCGGCAAGCTGGCGAACACGGTCCATCGAATACCCAAGGTTTCCGAGGACGGGCAGAAGCGCATCGACATCGTCAGCCGGGCTCTGGATTCGACGTTGATGGCCAATGGAGACCTGTATGTGCTCTACGATGATTTCGGCAAGGTGACGCTGACTCATGTGCGCGATATGGCGGCGGATATCGTGCTTGGAGATGAAAGCCTCGTATACGGCTACAAGCGCAAAAAAAGCATCGAAGACGACACGTACAACTTCATCAAGCTGGCCCGGGACAATAAAGACGGCGTCCGGCAGGAGTTCGTGGAGCCGGATAAAGGCTCCATGAACCGATGGGGCAAGCTGCAATATTATCAGAAGGTCGACGAGAAATTGAACGAGCAGCAGATCAGGGAGATGGCGAAGCGGCTCCTGGCCGTGAAAAACCGGGAGCAGCAGAAATTCTCGCTCGAGGCGCTCGGCTATCCGGGGCTTCGGGCAGGCATGAAGGTCCAGGTTACGGTGGACAAGCTGGGGCTGAACCGGTTTTTCCTGATCGAGGAATGCACCCATAAGCTCGATGGGAACAAGCATACGATGTCATTGGAAATGAAGGTGGTTGCCGATGGGCCTGAATGATTCCGTCAAAGCGATTGCCGAAGGCTGCGTCAACGCCATGAAGCTGGCCGACGTCATGCCCGGCGTCGTCGTGTCGGCTGGGCCGCTGGTCGTTCGCGCCGATCAGCGGCTGAATCTGGATGACGATTTCTTGATCGTGCCGGAGCATCTGACCGAGCAGAAGCTCGAGATCGGGGGCTCGGAGATTCTGCTTCGCAAAGGTCTGGAGGCCGGGGATCGGGTCGTGCTGATCCGGCAGCAGGGAGCCTTGAACTTCTATGTGGCGGGGAGGCTGGCGCCATGATGAAGGTGGAAGGCGCTTCTCTGGGAGCCGCCGTCGAAGAAGAGCTTCAGACCAGCCGCACTTATCGGCTGGACCTGGACAACGGACGCATCGCCGGGATGATTGATTCCCTGGATGCGGTGGAGCAAGCCGTGTATAAGATTCTCGACACGGACCGGTTTGCTCATTTCATTTATTCGGATAATTACGGGATGGAGAAACAGCTGGGACAAAGGATCGTGCATGATCTGGAACGGCTCGTGACCGAAGCGCTGCTGGCGGACGACCGCATTACGGGGGTCGAGCAATTCCGCATGGAAGCGTCCGGGGACGAGGCGCGTGTTTCATTTCGGGTACGGTCCGTGTTCGGGAGCCTATCCGTCTCCTATGGGAGGAAGCCGGAATGAAGCTGTACGAAGACCGCACGTTTGAGACGATTCTGGAGGAAATGCTGGATTCCGCAAGCGATGCGGTGGATAAGCGGGAAGGCAGCATCCTCTACGATGCGCTTGCGCCCGCCGCCCGCAAGCTGGCGGAGGCTTATGCCGAGCTGGGCAGGCAGAATCTGCTCGGCTATGCGCATACATCCAGCGGGGATGAACTGAGGGCGAGGGGCGCGGATTTCGGCGTCGATCCGCTGCCTGCGGAGTCCGCCGTACGGGAAGGGTTGTTCGCGGATGCGGCCGGAGCTCCTCTGGATGTGGCGGCAGGCAGCTTGTTCGGAGCCGGAGGCTTGCTGTTCCGAGTGCGGGCGCGGCTAGCGCCCGGCCGGTGGGAGCTTGTGTGCGAGAGCGCTGGAGAGCAGGGCAATCTTCCGACCGGTCCGCTGCTGCCGCTTGAATATGTAGATGGACTTGCTACGGCTGTTCTTGGCGGAGTGCTGAAGCCGGGCAAGGACGAGGAAGACGACGAAGCGTTCCGTGAACGCTTCTTTGCGCATGTCCGCACGCCGCCGACGAGCGGCAACCGCGCAGCCTTCCGCAGCTGGGCGCTTGAGATCGGCGGTGTCGGGGACGCCTACGTGCTGCCGGCGTGGAAGGGGCCGAATACGGTCAAGATTTTGCTGCTGGACAAGAAAAAGGTTCCCGCTTCGGCCGACATCGTGAAGGCGGTAAAAGCCTATATCGATCCTGCGGCGGGCCTCGGAGAGGGGATGGGCGAAGGCGCGGCTCCGGCCGGCGCGGTCGTGACGGTGGAGGCGGCTCCCCTCGTAAATGTGGAAATCACGGCTACAATTTCCCGGACAGGCACCCGGTCCTTGGCCCAGATCCAGGCTGATTTCGCGGAGGCCGTCCGCTCTCATCTGGCGGACATCGCCTATGGCGATGATCGCAGCGTCAAGTATGCGCGGATTGGAACGCTGCTGCTGGATACTCCGGGCGTTCAGGATTATTCCTCCTCCTCGTTGATGCTGAATTCGGGCAGCGCCAATGTTGCGGTCCCGGCCGGATCCGTGGCAGCGCTGAAGGCGGTGACTCTGCGTGAATGACCTCTTCGCATCATTAAGGGGGATAGCTGATTTTCCGGCCGCCGCCTCCGCGCTGATGGCGGAATGGCCGGAGTTCTATCAGGATGTGCGGGAGATGCAGGCGATCGCGGCTGCCGAAGGAAGCCAGCTGGACCGGCTGCGCGCCGAGCTGGCGGAGCAGCTGCAGCAGCGCTTCGCCTCGACCGCAACCTGGGGGCTGGAGGATTGGGAGCGGGAGCTGGGCATAACCGCGCAATCGGTCATGCCGCTGGAGCAGCGGAGGGCGGTCGTGCTGTCCAAGATCCGCGGCTTCGGCAAGTTCAGCGGGCAGCTGCTCAAGTCGGTCGCCCAAGCGTACGAGAACGGACAGATCGAGGTCGGCTACGATCCGGCGATCGGCACCTTCACGATCCGCTTCGTCAGCACGTTGGGGCTGCCGCCTAACCTGGCCGATCTCAAGGCGGCGGTCGGCGAGGTCCTGCCGGCCCATTTGCTGGTGAAGTATGTTTTTCGGTATTTATTGGTGAGAGAGGTAGAAGGGCTCAAGCTTCAGAATCTGGAGCTTAGGAAGCTTTCTGATTTTGCACCTTTTCTGGAGGAAAAGGGGAAATGAATGCTGCAAGTAAGCATTCTGAGAGATGGTGCAGAGCTGCTGCATCATCTCGGTATCATTTCAAAATATGAGAATACGGGCGGTAGGGAAGGAATGAGAGCATGCCTGGTCAAACACCGAATTTGAATCTATACAAAAAAAATCCGCAGACTGACGGCGAGGATACTTTCAACATCGAGACGATGCTCAACAATAACTGGGACAAGCTCGATGCGGCAGTAGGGGGAAAGGTTGACAAAGCGGCGGGCGGCGTCATAACCGGCCCTGTTCGCGTCGAGACCACAGGACGTGAAATAACTGCCGGAGCTTGGATGGATCTATCGGCCAACAGTACAGGCTATGGCCTCCTTGCCCAAAACTGTTACACCGCGAACAATGACGAGTATCGATTCGCCAACACCCACGCATCTATGGGCGCGCGTGGCATCCGCTTTAACCAAGCCAGTCAGGTTGTGGAGTATTTCGATACAGGTGCGATAGCTACGACTGCCGATGCGGCGTTTACGCCAGTTTGGAACAGCTTACGTCCGGATGTGTCTCCTACAGCCCATCGGACAGTGTTGCGCGACAGTGCTGGTCGTGCCAAGGTCGCTGCGCCTGCAGCATCCGATGATATCGCCCGCAAGGATACTGTAGATGCCGTCGCGAGCGCCGCTCAGATGTATAAGCTGACTCAAGATACCGGGACAGTAAAAAGCATGGATAGCCAGGGCTTAGACGGTCTTACGACAGTGGGACTTTTTTACGTTGGTAGCGCCAACACAGACAAGCCACCTGGATTTACTCTCGGCTTGTGTGAGGTATATAAAATCGTGAGTAGCGGTTATTTTCAGCGGCTTACCGATTACAGCACGATGAAAATCTACACCCGCTATTACAACGGGACGATTTGGAGTTCTTGGAGAATCGCAGAGCAGACAGCTGCAAAAGATCAGCCGTTCGGCTATGCGGGTCTGGACGGCAGCGGGAAAGTCGCGCTTGCAGCCATGTATGCGGATATCGCCGCTACACCGAATACAGCTGTCGTCAGGGATAGCCAGGGGCGGGCTAGTGTCAGCGATCCGGTATTAAGTACCGACATAACGACGAAAAACTATGTCGATACCATTAAATCAAGTATGCCTATTAAGGACGCCGTAAAGGTTGCGACGACTGCGAACATTACCCTGTCCGGTACGCAGATCATAGACGGCATCGCTGTCGTGGCTGGCGACAGGGTACTGGTTAAGAACCAATCGACTTCAAGCCAAAATGGCATATATGTGGCAGCTGGAGGTGCTTGGACGCGTTCCTTAGATTTTGATACCGCTACTGATATTGCAAATGGGGCTCTGATTCGAGTTACTCAAGGTACAACAAACGGCCTGAAGTTATGGGAACTGGCTACAACAGGTGCAATTACCATTGGAACAACGTCACTATCGTTCAGCCAAATTCAAGCAGGGAACGCCACTACGGTAAATGGCTACCAGCTTAACCAAGCCTTGCAGACAAGCAATAGCCCGACGTTTAACGCCTTGACTCTTCAGCAAGCCATAACGACAAACTACGGCACTGTTGACGGAGGACAATTACACTATCGGCTTAATCATGCCAATAACCTATACTGGGGAATTGGTTTAACAGGAGCGAGTGCATCAAGCAATGCAGGCGGGAGCCTTGCATTTTGGGCGTATGATAATAATGGAGCTATGCTTGGATCAGCTCTTGACATTAATCGAGCGACACAAAATGTGACTATCTCGAGGCATATCAATTTTGGAAATAGCGCCAGTGCGTTAAATCTCAATGATGCTCCCATCTTTTTCCGATCAAAGGATGGAGCTGACGCAAATCATTGGTTAAGATACGAGGACTCAGCCCACTTATACACTGGAAATACTATCTTAAGCACATCTTCAATTGATGGAGTAAGCATCAAAGGTAATAGATCGATTCGTATGGGCGTGACATCTCCTGGTGCTGTGGTTGAACCGCTTATTACGATGATGAGCCGCACGTCTTCCGGGATCACGACACTCATAGAAAAAGGGATGTTATCGACAAGCGCTAACACAGTAAGCCCGGCAAGTTTGGGATTAGCTGCTGCATTGTCCGTTGCCAACTATATTGATGCTCCCAATGAGATGGGCCTGCTAGTTACAAATCGATATGCGTCTTCGAATACTTCCGTGTTTGAGGTCGGCAATTTGCTTGGGCCAGGCTATACACCACTCTTCACAGTTAGAGGGGCAGATTTCGCTTCATTCCGAAATAGGCTTTTCGTTGACGGTGGAAAAACAAATATGTTAGCAGTCCCGCCGATTAGTCTAGCAATTGGTGACCATGACACAGGATTGAATTGGGTAAGGGACGGGTTCATCAAAGGATTTTCAAATGGCCAGGAGATTTGGGGCTGGGAGGATAACAGTCTTTCGGTTTACAAAAACTTTTCCGTCGGGGGCACCAAGTCCGCCATTGTAACAACGCCGTCATTTGGCGATCAGCTTTTGTTTGCAATCGAGTCACCTGAAAACCGTTTTGAAGATTTTGGGGAAGCAGTTTTGGACGAAACTGGGGAAGTTGTTATCCATATGGACCCGGTATTCCTAGAGACGGTTGAAATTTACGGCGAAGATTACAACGTCAATATCACAGGTATTGACGAAGGTAGCTTCAGGGTACCGGTTCGAGGACTCGAAAGCTTCACGGTCAAGGGTATGCCAGGTGCCCGCTTTATGTATCGTGTTGCCGCTTGGCGTTACGGGTACCATTCCATGCGTTTTAATTATGCTCAAGGCTATTAATATCAAAACATACGGGAGGTCTTTAAATGGCTAAGGCAGCAATCAAACTCATGGGAATTACGCAAAACTTCGACCAGTTGGGAAATCCGACGCAGTTCCGAGCAAGCTATCAGGTATTGGACGAAAGAGGAGCGGTAGTAGCCAGTAATGCGTTGTATGTCATCCCCATAACCGACGCGCTGGACTTGACCGAAGAGTTGGAACTCACTAGCGAGCAGGTTGAAGGATTTAAAGAAAGCGGTGGCTATAATATCGGAGAAACTAGTGTGAAGAAGTATAATAGTGTCCTGCTGACGTATTTAAAAGAAAAAATCAAGGAAAAGGAAGGAGTAATGGAGTTTGTATCCTCTCCGATTACAGCAACGGATTCAGATGCTCGCTTGTAATCAAAATCATTTTCAAACAGTTGAAATCACAGGAGCAGAGAGCGCCGCTTAGGCGCTCTTTTTGCTGAAAGGAGAATTCACATAGACATTCCAGCCGCGCAGCTGCAGTCGATCTCCTCTCAGGTCATAAAACTGGAGACTCTCCAGGAAGTAAATACGAAAGCGCTCACGGATATGGCTGGCAGCGTAAGCCGTCTCGTGGAGAGATTGGAAAAGTCGGATGATATGGCCCGCGAGGCTGGCCAGCGAGCCAGAGCCGCGCATCACCGGATCGACGAGCTGCGCGGGCAGCTCGAGGCGATGAAGCAGGGGCAGCGCTGGATCATCACGACCTCGTTTGGACTGATCGGACTGGCCGCGACGCTGCTTGGGCTGGTCCTTAAATTTATTGAAGGGAGCTGAGAGCAATGGACTGGACGATCGCAAGTCAATGGATCTCGCCGAAGCTTGGAGGGGTGCTGCTTCTCTGCTGGATATCCGGCTACATCCTCAAGCGCACGCCTAGAATTCCGGGCTGGAGCATCATCTACGCCGTTACCGCCGTCGGAATCGCTATGGCAGGCGCGTCGCTTGGCTGGAGCCCGAATACGGCCGTGCAAGGCGTATTGTGCGCCGCGGTTGCCGTGTACGGCAACCAGATGTACCGGCAGACGGCGGAGGCCGTTGCCGGCGGAGAGGATTCCCATGGACGAAACTAACTATCCGATCGAACGCCGCTACGTTGCGGTACGCTCGAACACAAGGCCAGGCACCCGGCTCATCACCGGCTGCCCGGCTTTTTTAGTTGCGCATGATACCGGCAATCCGGGCGCAGGCGCCGATGCGCATTTTCGTTACTTCGACACTCTGAGGGATCGAACGGCATCCGCGCATGTCTTCATCGACGACAAACGGATTCTGGAGATCATCCCGGCAGGGACGGGCGACCAGGCGGCCGAAAAAGCATGGCATGTCATACGGAATGTGACAACGGACAATGAGAGATTCGGCTACGACGCCAACGAC